AGAGTTACTAGTCCTTGCGCTCTGCTAACATGAGTTATTCTCACTAGGTCCCCGTCTAAGAACCATGTCTTTCTGCGGGGACGCTGAATCATTGGGATATTGAGGCTTCCATCCTCATCTGCTCCATTCGCCATAATCTTGCGGCCTCCCCATTTATCTTATCAAAATTATGATAAAACTTTCTGGCTCCACACCTAATGCAAAAAGTTTCTAGATGATTGTGTTGGGAAAATGCTCTATCTAAAAACATTCTTCCTTTACATTTTTTACAATTTAGCATAATGAACAAAATTATATCATGCTGGTACGCCGATGGCGATAAAGTTTACTCCAACACTTGCTTCGCCAGCGGAATCAAATCTTACTCTAAAAGAAGATGCAGTAGTGCTTACGGAACTGACAACAACTGTTGCGCTATTTCCAACTGCCTGAGTGTTATTGTTAACTACGGATGCTATTACTATCGGAGGATATTTAAATGATACTCCAAAATCTATTGCCTTTTCAATGACCTGGGTTGCAGTTACTGCCTGTGCAGTAGCCATATCGGTATACCCCGCATATATCCTAATATCGGGAATCTTAAATGTTTGCTTTCCTACTTGACGAGTGTCAATGGTCGCATATTTGCTTGATGCAGTAGAGACTGTATCTGCAACATCATTGATAGCATTTGCCAATTGATACATATAGGTTACGTCAAGTGGTTGACCACGATCTGGAAGGGGTACTTTAGCCATTATCTTCTCCTAAACAATTGTACCATTAGACTGGGTTAAAATTATATATAGAATATAACAAAAAGTTACAAACATTGCATCCAGTATATGTAAAAAATCCAGTAGAGTTTTTGTTTGATGTTATATTTATTTTATTGGTATTAGAAATTGCATCGTTCTCTGTGGGATGAAGAGAGATGGAGTTGCTTGAAACACTTCTTGCATAATATTGCTGGTTATCAGTCAATCCGCCCAGGGGATCTGAAGAATTATAAGTTACATTATCTCCAGTAGAGAATTCATGATTTTCTGGAAATACAATTATATCCGTAGAGATATCTACCCATGTGCTATTTTGATAAACATCAGACATTCTTTTTCTTGTTATGGGCCTTCCTGGTCTATAAATCTCTATGCTTAGGTGATCAATGCCTGATGGAGAAGATGGCTTAATTAAATCTATTGCAGTAGAAGAAACCCGTTCTTTATAGACCCACTCTCCTTCTGATTCATTTTCACCCCACCTAATCCATAAATCATAATTTTGTAATTGTCCGATAGGATTAGAGTTTTTTTCTATCGATACTGGATTCCAGACTACTTTGCTATAAACGTTATGTTTTTCAATAACAGCATTTCCATCAGTAACAAAGGTTAAGTCAGGGTCTAAAGAATAAATTGGGGACCAGTAAGAGAAAACGTTTCTGTCGTCTGTAATTATTCGAAATCTAAAACTAATGGTACTTGTAAAAATATCAATGTCTGGCAAACTTTCTTTAGGAATTACTAATTTAGACATGTTTAAATACCTAGATTTAGTCTGAATTCTATATAGTTATTTGTATTTTGAAACTTTACTATTGGAGAGCCATCTATTTTAACAACAGAATATCCAACCATTTTATATAGAGGATTTTCTGTTTCAGTATTGTCAAGTCTAAAGCCGTCTAGGGCCAGGTAGTATTCGTCTGACAGTTCACTATCCTTAATAATAGAAACAAAGATTCTTACAATTCTAATTTCTGAAGATGAAAAGTCGTCCGACGTTATTAAGTCTTGAATTGGAATTTCTGAAACATGATAACTGTTTCCACTAAATTCACTTCCATCTATGTATATTTCTGCTTTGGCGAATCCTCTACTTGTTGTAACTTCATTTCTATAAAACTCTATTAATATTTTTACTTCATCTGGTATTCCCTCCACCCCGAGGGCTGTTTTATTTATTAAAGAAAAAGCAAGTTTTAACTTGTCTAGTGGACTGTTATTTCCAATGAAGAAGTTTATTCCATTTAGATGGATGTGTGTTGATGCTGATGTGGCTTCCCAAGATCCGCTGGCTCCCGTGATTTCAGCGGTGTCTCCTCTAACAAATATTTTATTATTTAAATATCTTGGACCTTCTTTCCTTGCAGTTCTTGATGAATTTCTTAATGTAATGTTGCTTGAGGATGCTGAAAATATTGATGTTGAGGCGTCTAATTCTATGTCTCCTGCAGATCCAAGTGTTTCTTCGAAAGGTATAGGGGAAATAGAGTTGCTATGAATTTCCCATGGTTCTGAAAAATTAAAAATCATTCTGCTGTCAGAATCTCTAGCAAGATTATTTTTTCCAGCCGACCACAGCGCTACCTCTGTAACATCATATCTATTTTCTTTAGGAAGTTCTGCAGATAAAGATAATTTAGTTATTCCGTTATCCTCAACAAAACCTTTTGAAGTAATTGGAATTCTTGCTGTTTCAAAATCCATTACGGTTTTTGCTTGTATTGATGCTATCTGCTGTTCTGTTAGTTCATCATTTAAGTCCAATGGAGCAGCGCCAGATCCTATGGAAAGATGGGTAGCATATTGTGGGGCTTGCCCAAGCAAATACTTAGATATTAGTTCTCTTCCGCCATTAGTAATCATAGGTCAATCCTCTTAATTGTACCATTGGAAACTATTTCTACTTCAATAGACTCGTCAGGTCTTACCTCGTCTAATTCTATAACAAGGTTACCATCGTTGTCAAAATATGGGTCTACGACTCCCCTGGAAAATAAATCTATTCCATATCTGGTAGGACTTTCCTGAAATGCACCAATTTCAATAATGTTATTTGGATTAAAAGCCTGTCGTAGATTGCTTAAGTTTACTATTGGACTATAAACAACATCTTGACCATTAATCAAATCATATCTAGAGATATTTATTAATTCAGTACCTCCAAATTCCTCAAAAAAGGCTTGAACTAGAAAGTCTGGATCTATCTCTTCATCAAAAATAATGATATCGGGACTAGCCTGTTTTACCGCCGCATTTGTTTGCTCCTGTTGTTTTGGTAGTGGATCTGGTGGTGTTGGCGGAATAGCGCTTACCTGTGGCCTTCTTGGTCTTCTGCTAGGCTTTTCAATTCTATAACTTGATCCACCTGGGTTTTGTATCCATTCTCCGTAGGGAATCCATTGAGTTTGTGCTCCTTCATAAGGAATTCCATAAAATCCATCTACCCCCACAACCTTGCCAGCCTCATCAGTCATAACTATACCTCCGCCAAGTACATGGTTGTTTCTGGTCCTTCTGATTTTTGAGAGTGTTCTATTTGATAAATTACAAATCTAGTGTTTTCTGGAACTATAACGTCTATGCCCTCTTTGCTTAAATATTTAACATTAACTATGTCGCCCAATTGTAAGTTCTGAGTAGCAAAAGTAGACAGACCAATCATTTTTCTTGGCTTAGAAACTTTATTTATGATCCATCCAAAAACATTTTCTGCGGTATCAGAATTTTGAATATATACGCTTTCAACAGTTATTTCATTTTTACCATATTTATCTCTACTATTTTTAATAACATTATACTCTTTATCTACAGTAAGAGCATTATATAGTGTTGATGGTTTTCCTAGTGCGGTATCTAAAAGATTTGACCTCTTCTTGTATAAATCGTCTACAGTAAAACTATACGAGGTGCTTTGAGTAAAGGCTGCGCCAAATATTCTTAAATAGTTTCCACTAGTATCATCTAGAGTAATAGCAAAATCAGTACAATTAAATATTAAAAATTCTGCTCCGTAGGACCAGGCATAGAATCCAGATGTGGTATATCCTTTTAGTCTGTTGGAAGTTTTCATTAATTTAGCATATAGTGCTGGATACGCCCTATCGTAAAGCACATTAAAGTATGCCATCTCTCTTAAAATAGATCCAAATTCTTCATAATAAATATTATATCTTGGGTCTTCTAAACTACTAACTCCAGAAAGGAAGGTTTTTTGAACTATTCCACTCAAAGAATACTTCCTCATAGACTCTGTGGCATCGATTTCCTCGTCACCAAAAATTTGTGAAACACCACTTATTGCTGAAGCAACAGAATTTTGAGAATAGTTATTTGATAATGCATAAATGTTTTCAAACATACATTTGCTTGCTCCTCTTACAAATAATGCTAAAGAATTTTTTTCTGGAAGAGGAGACTCATCATCAACTACGGCAACCTGCTTATTATTCAAGTAAAGGAAGAATCTTCTTGACGATCCAATATTGATATACTCTGCTGCAAGATCATATACGGTTGAGTTTTCTTCACCCATAAGTCTTGATTGACCATAAAATTCTCCGCTATCAACATTTATTTGAGTCAAGCCAGTCCAAAGTCTGTAAGGGATAGCGTTTCCATTTTCATCTGCTACAACTTTATAGAAAAATATATTGGATATGTTTGTATTATCAGCAACAAATGCAGAAACGATGCCGCCAGTTGTTGCTGTTGCAGTTAAACTTGTTGGGATATTATAGGTAAACTTCTTTTTGCCAGGATCTATGGATGCTATTGTAAATTCTCCATTAAATTGTGGAACATCTAAACCAGAAACTATTACTTGTTGGCCGACTTGATAATTTATTTCTATTTCTGTGTTAACGGTTACGGTCGTTCCAGATGCGGTGGCAGCGGGATTTGCAAGAATGTTATAGTTAACTACATTAGAATTATTTCCATTATTATATAAAGAAATGTTTGATGCAGTAAGAGAGACTATTTCAAAAAAGTATCCAGTATTTTTATTTTTATCCACATTGATGCCAATTCCTCCAGAGCCAGCCCTTAATATCTCTTCTTGGTCCGTTGTCGTTGTAGTAGTTGGTGGAGAGGATGTGTCTGCACTACCAGTATAAATTGGGAAATTTCCTAATGGCGTTTGAGATTTATTGGTACCGCTTTCAATATTTCCAATAATTCTCATTCTGGTTCCATAATGCTTGTATGGAGTAGAAGATCCATCTTCATTTAAAAAGTCCTTGTATATATAAGAAACAAAATTCGCTGCAGGCAAGGGGCTTGGCGTTGTTGGTCCAGTAAAAACTAATGCAGAAGATTGTATCGTTCCTGGCATGGTGGTTTTTTTATAATTTAAATCAGACTCAGTAAACTGTTTGTCGGTTAGAAAATTTTTGATAATTCCAGTTCTTAAAGATTCTTTAGAGGTGGACGATGCATCTATTAAAACAGAATTTATTGTTTTTGTTTTTCCCGCTTCATTATTTGACAATGATAATGGATAATTTATGTATTGACTGGTATTAAAAAGATATTGAGATGCTTCTTGTATACATCCATATACATTATTATTGTTAAGCCAATAGTCATCTATTCCTGCTGAATGATTTGTAATCTTTGTTCCAAATTGTCCTCTTCCATGAACAGCAACAGGTGATGCATCTCTTAAAGAAACGATTCCATTCACCTCTTCAAATTCTGGTTGAGTGTATATCCTTACTCGTCCTGAAGGATACATCTTTCCATTAAATGGAAGGGAGCCAAAATAGTCTTGATATTGTTGATTATTTGTTATCCATACAGGAGATGCCTGTCCTGAAACAATATACTCTATTGCATCATATTTAATTATTTCTCCCGAAGAGTAAAAGTATCCTTGATAATTTGTCATCCAATATACATTTTCGCCTATATCAATAATATTGTTATAGATTGTGTTGTTTAATGCATATGGAGGCTGATCTGACAAATCAGTATTTAAAGGTACGGCACCCAAAACATAGCCACCCATTTGCCCACCAATTTCATTTATTGTTTGTCTATTTTTATTTCCTTGAACTTCCCATAGAAGTACGGGCTTATAAATATAATTTTTATACTCATCTATTTTTAATGCAGCAGTAGTAGATCCTATTGACCTTTGTAAATATCGTGTTGTGTAATTAATTTGTCCTGAATTATACACTTTTTTATCTTGACTTGAAAATGACAAAACATTTGGGGCGTGTATATCTTTAACTTCAGAATTTATTTGCCAAGAATTTGATTGATCGCTCCATAAATAAATAGAGTCATTAGACAAATTTATATAACAGCCAAACTCTTTTGCATCTGGCAATTCTGATTCATTGTAAACAAACCCCAGCAGCATAAAAGAATTGCCGTCTTGATCATATGCTGTAACCTGTCCCAATAATGATGAATCGGTTTGTCTTTCATTTTCACTATCTGGTAAAAGATATTCTTTAGACATAACTACAAAATTATTATATTCGTCAAAAAACATCGCAGTCTGACTCGCCACCGCCAACTTCTGCAACACTTCTGCTACGTTCTGTCCCTGTTCTACAAAAAAGTATGGAATTATTATTTCTGGAGAATTTGCTATTCTTCTAAATACATAATTATCAAAACCGATTGAATCAAGCAGGATCATTATTGCATAACTAAGCGATATATCTGTTAAAAATAATTGCGGTGCTGGAGAAGATTCTAAGAAGAAGAAAAAATCTCTTAATTCAATACTCAGTATTGATGCAACAGATGTTGTCTGAGGGAATCCATACGAGTACATTGTCTTAATGGGAATTGTAAAGTCTAAGCCATTTACGTCTAATATGGATTCATAAAAAACAAATTTGATTATTTTATCCAGATGGTTGTAGACTATGCTGCCTTCAGAGGTCTCTTCATTAAAGGTATTGTTTTCATTAAAAGAAAAATCTGTATCAAAAATTTCTAGATTTCCAGTAGATGCAAAGAGACCTCCTACTGGCAAGGAAGAGTTTCCGAGATCTGAAATTGTTTTGGTAATTGAATATGTGTTTACATAGGGAGTAATATCTGCAAAAAGTCTGGGTGAAAATTCAATTAAATCAAAGGTGCAGTTTGGCCTGTTCATTGTTTGAACTACTATTCTTATACCCTCAATAAACTCAAACTCCCTGTATATTTTTTTATCATTTACAACAAAATATTCTGGATTTGATAATTTTGTTATATATTTGCTGCTGTTTGATATTTCTTGAGAAGAAAGTTGCCAATCATAGTTGGGAGAGAATGTTTCCCATTGATCGTCAAAAAAGATATGCATGGTGCCGATATCATTTTCATCTTGTTTAATTAAGTATGTGTATCCTTCTGGAGCAAAATCTGGAAGAATTGTTTCTGAAGATAGTTCTCCTGCAAAAACAAAAATATCTTTATATTTAATTGGAACATTTAATCCATAAGATACTTCTACATATCCATCTGCATTAATGATTGACCCGCCATTTTCTTGTAAACTGTTTTCATCAAAAGACACTAGTGTCTGCCAGGAGTTATCCTTTAACGCCTCTATTCTCCACCTAACAGGGGTGGTTTGATTTTCTATGCCAAATAGGGGATCTTGAATATTAGTCTCATTGTTATATCTAAAATCTCCAAGGCTGACTTCTCCAACATTTGTTTGCATTTTGAGTACAATTTTATTTGTTGGCACTTTGTCTTGATAAACAACAAATGGGCAGGCATCCTCTATATAGTTAATGTTTGTTAATGGATCAAAAAAGGACACGCCACGAATTACTTCTGATTCCACCTCAGTCGGTGCTGCTCCAGATATTGGGGTAGGAATTCCCACTTCTTTTCTAAATGAAGTCCAATATTTAAATTGATCGTCCTTAGATGCCATATAATATCTGGGTCTTCTTGCCGAATCGCTACGACCATCATCAATAAATTGTTTTTTGTTTATAGGATTTCCTATTGCCCCCAAATATAAAAGTTTATTGATTCCAGATCTTGGTCTAAATGGTTTGATGCAATCTTCTAATGAAAATAGCATTTTCATTTTCTCTTGAGTAGAAAGGAATAGCGTGGGCTCGTCTTCATTGTTTAATCCGCTTTCAATAACAGTATCTGAATCTGTTGCGCCTGTCCAATAGTAAACTGGGCCAATTTCATTGTCAATATAAGTTGATGGCAACAAAAAATATGGAGACTGAGAAAAACTTGGCCTATATCTATAGTTGCCCAGCCGCCTTATGTTTTGTGGATCATTCATGTTCCATTCAACAAAGGTTTTATTATTGACCTTTACTGTATCTGAAGACTTTAAGTGTTGGTCTAATATTTCTGAATTAAACATTTCTTATGCTTCTTCCATTGAGACACTTATATTCCAAAAATCAAATCCCCCACCAGATCTTTTCTCTACATTGTATTCAAAAGAAGAGAAGTAAACCTTTAGAACTTGACTATAGGTTTGAAGTCTATTATAATTTTCTACACCGTTAACCTTGTATTTATCATATGATAGAAATAGATAAAAAGATCCTGGATTATTTTCATACCAACTAAGCATGTCTACTCCACCCGCTGCCCCATCTACAGTATAAGAAATGTATGATGGGCTTTCTGTTTCATTTATGGTTCCATCCTCATTAAATGTTATACTACCATCAAATGGTCTTGATGGCAATCTTTGCCAAGAAGTAGAAATTTTAAGTTTGTCTGCAACCCAATAGGATCTCATACTTCCATTGACCATGCGCTGTCTTGTTTCAATTCTTTCATTTGAAAAAGATATTTCCCCGCGATTATGATCTGACACTATGATAAAGTCTGAACCCTCATCTCCTTGAGGAAAGTAATACCCGTCTTCTAAAGTGCCTGCATTATTTGACCACAGCATTGCTTGTGGCCTTGTCCCACCCTTAAGATAAGACATTCTGCCTTGCATGTAACTTTTGCTAGCCACGGGAACCTCTGATTTGCATATTGTTTATTTGCCTTATCTTTGTTACTGCCACATTTGCAATTTCTTCTGCAGAAGCATTGGTGTTAGCAGTAACATTAATGCTATAGTTATTATTATACATGGTGGGAGAACTGGTAATTTCAATTGGCTTATTTATTTTGTTATAAGAAATATTTGCTGGCGTGTTAAAACTTGGTTCAAACGAACCTTGATTAATTTTCTCAAACATTGGCAAGCCATACTTACTTACCATTGCTTTTCTTACAACAAATTCTCCTGGAGATGTTAATGTTGGAACGCTATCTCTGCTACCATCTCCAACTATTTGTCCTCCCATATACTTCTTGATGAACGTCCATCTCTTTAAATTGTCATTCCAGAACCATCTAAATCCTTCTGGCAATGCCGACATTGGAGGGGGAGTTGTTCTATCAAGCATCTGTTCTGGAGTTAGATCTCCAAACGCTCCCGATGGAACCTGAATGAATCCCCATCTCTTGTTTTTGCTATTCCATTCCCACATGTAGCCGTCTGGAAGTTTTTGAGAAGGTGGTCTATTTGGATTTGTAAGTTCAGATTCTGTTGCTGGAGCGGTTCCAGTTGCTGGTTGAGCGGTTTGTTCGGGGGCTGGAGCACCTGGCTGCGCCCCTGGCGTTGGAGTGGTTTGTCCTGGAGTTACGCCAAAATAAGATCTTAATTTAACCTCATCTTCAATTTTGCCTCCAGCATTTACGAATTGCTGTAGGGCCATGCGGAATAATTTTTCTTGATCCATTAATGGATTAGCAGCAAGAAGTCGATCATAGTAGTCTTTTATTTTTGCTAGTTCAGAGTACTTCATTCCAGTAAATGGGTCTACTGCATTCTTTTCAAGGTAGTCATAGTAATCCTGCCATGCGTTTTTAGATTTTTCTATGCTATCAATTTGCTCTTGAATTTTATCTATAGCGTCCTGAAGTGGTTCAAGTTGATCTTCTTGAAGTTGATAAATTCTATCATTATTTCCTTCTATTGCTTTTTCAATTTGATCCCTAGTAAGAAGTTTTCCATTTACCTCGCTAACCAAATTAGACAACTGCTCTTCTCTTGCCTTTTCTAAAGCATTCCTGGTGTTTTCAATTGCTGCAGCAGCATTATCTTGTCTTATTTGTTGAGCAGCCTGAGCAGCAGCATATATATCTCCTTGTGCCAGGGCCTGAGAAAGATTTAATTGATTTTGTTGTTGTTGAGCAATTCTTGAGTTGGCCTGCTCAACTTTGTCCAAAGCCTCAATTCTGCTATCAAACGTTTCATTTATTTTTTCTTCTTGTCTAGATATTAATTCTAAACCGCGTTCGTAATCATCATTCTCTTCTTGAATAATGTCAATATTTTCTTGAACAGTCTTTAATTTATCTTGCTCTATTTCTAAAAGATCTTTTTGTACTTCAAGAGATTCATTAAGAGAATCAAGACTTCCTTTTTCTGCATCAGCCTTATCTCTATTGAGAAGGGATTGATATTGTTGTTGTGCATTAATTTGATCAAATAGTGCTTTTACTTTTTCAGCATAAGACAATGAATCTAAAAATGCATTTATAATATTTTTCCTAAATTCTTCGGAGCCTTCAAAGAACAATTGCAACTCAGAAGACCCAAGCCCCATCAGATAGTCTGAAATTAATCCTCCAAATGGGCTTGCCTGTCCTTGAACAAATGCTGCTATTTGTGGACGCAACATTTCTTTTGCGGCCTTGTCTTGAAAATCAACCACCTGTGTAGCAAGACTAAAAGACGCTGTTGCACGATTATACTCTTGAGCCTCTTGTACAATTTTTTCCCACGCTTCTCCACCCTTTTCTAATGCAGCGGCAAAAGCCAATGCTCTTTGAGGATCGCTAGCAATTTCTATTGCCTGTGCATAATTAATTCCAGCGTCTACGAGACTCTGCAAAATATTTTGTTGCATACCAAGTTCTGTGGTTAGTCCTTTATATTCAGCAATGGTGTTCGTAACAAGATTTTCTCTTTGTGCCTTGGTTAATGATTTTAGATCTGCTACTAATGCCCTATATTTTTTACTTGTTATTTCTGCTTGTTTTTCTGCTTTCTTTAATTCATTATTTAATCTATTGTATTCTTTTGTACCCCTTTTTGTTTTTGCTAATTCTTTTCCTAAATAAGCAACTCTTCTGGCAGCATTATCTGCTGCCCTTCCTGCAGCAACAATTGCGCCAGCAATCATTTCATCGTCAGCAAATTCTTTTGCCTGTTCAAAAGAAAGTCCCTGTGTCATCAACCTTGTTAAAGCAGAGCCTTGAATAGACAGATCTTTTCTTTGTGATTGTGCTTCTGCCCTAACTCCAGCATCAATATTAAACTGTTGTTGTGCTGCTGTAGCATTTTTAATAGATTTTGTTAAATCGTCCCATTCTTTCTTTGACTTTTCTAATTCTTTTTTGGCTGCTCCTACACCCTTACCCCTTCTTCTTGATTCATCAACTTTTCTTTGTGCGTCTTGAATTTTCTTATATGAATTAGAAATCATTGCTGCCTGCTCTGGATCTGATGCAATGTCGATTGCAGTTGATGGGTCTATGCCAGAACCCAGTAAGGCGTTTTGTGCTGTAGACATGATTCTAAAATTATTTACTGCTGCACGATTTTGTTCAATTAAAGTTAGTCTAGCAACGTCAAACATTAATTTTGTAACTTCTTTAAGTTTCTTTGCTTTATCTTTAAGAAGTTCTTTAGCCATCTTGATTCCATCTGCGCCCTTAGAAATAATGTCTGCAATAAGTTGTTCTGGGGCTCCTGCATTTCTTAATGCATCTGCTAGCCCAGAAATCACTTCTCCGTCTTTTTTCTTATAATCTCCAAGGAATTTAAGTTGTTGCTTTAGGTCATCAATCATTTCTTTTACAAGTTCTGCTGGAGACTTTTCTGCAGCGCCTCCGCCGCCGCCGCCGCCGCCCCCGGCACCGCCTGGTGGCTGGGTTGCTCCTGTGCTTGCACCAGTTGCGCCAGGTCTGTATGGGGCAGTAGCAGCATCAATTGATGCCTGTGTTTCGTCATATACCATTCCAGCACCCGTTGCTTGACCAGAACTGTAATAGGAACTAGGGTTATTAAGTTGCCAGTCTGCTCCTGCCTGTACAGTTTGATATACAGTTACATATTGCATAACCATGCGCTTTACAATGTCTGGTAAATTATTGAATGTTGCCCAATCAACTCCAAATTGTGCCATGACAGCATTTGCTCCTGATGCATCTACGCCAATGGCTTTAAATACATCTTTGAAGCCATCCATTTTTTTCCAGTTAACGTCAAACTCTTCCATAGTTGCATTTGCTTGAACATCATCTATATTTATTGCTTTTTGCACACTTTCAGGCAACTCTAAATATTGCTCAAATGCATCAGTAACATTTCTTAAATCTTCTTCAGAAGTTGTTGCTCCATCTAATTTAATGCTTGGCTTAACATTAATTGATCCAAGCCTTTCAAGAACTGATTCATAATCTGCTGCTGTTTGGGCACTTGCAGCAAACACCTCATCTTGAGGACCATAAAGTTGTGATGGCACATTTTCAAGGCCAGGAAGCAGTCTGCTTCCAGATGCCATGATAGCCTCTCTGTCTGCATAGAATTTTGCCAAATCAGAATTGGCGGTATCGTAGTAAGATCTTAATCTTTCTAATTCTGCCTGAGCATCTGCTTCACTTAAAAGTCTAAATCTTCCACCTCTAGTTTGTCTACCTTGTGAATCAACTCCAACGGTGTTGTATTCTGCTAATGCTGTTTGATACTCTTCTCTGGCTTGCTCTGCTGCCGACTTCAATCCCTGCTCTGCTTCTGGAGTAAAGCCTGCAAGTATTGCAGCATCCTGTGGACTTCCTTCTGCTGCATATTGAATAAGCAACTTTTTACGAATTTCTTCATCACCAATTTGCATCAATTTAATCAAAAATTCGTTTGTATCATTTATTCCTTTTGTATCAACAAGCATATTTAAAGTAGTTGCTGCTTGTTCATCATTTCCAATTAAATCAAATAATGAGTTTGCCGCCATTGGATTTAATTGACCACTTTGCAAACTCATAAGAACATCAAACTGAACCTGTTGATCTAGCCCACCAGTTCTAGCAAAGAGATTGTCTAAGAACATTTGCATTGTTGGATCTTGATACATTTCTTTCAGGGAAACCTGCATACCATCTAATGCTTCTTTTGAAAGTGCAGCATTTTGCTGTACTAGTTTTCCAAAACTTTGTTCTGCATCTTCTTGTATTTTTGCTATATCTTGTCTTAATTTTGCTTCTTCTCTGATTGCTTTTGCTCTTAAATCTGGACGATCTTTCTTGTTTGCGTTTTGAATAATTTCATCATTTCTGATGATTGCAGAATTAAGATTATCATATGCATTTCTAAGTCCATTTCCTACTGCCTTACCATATGTATGAACAGATTCAGTTGCTTTTTCAAAATCTTCATCAAGAAACGACATTAAATTCTTTGATATATCAGTTACATATGGAATATCTAAACCTAGTTGAGTTACCAATCCTGCTAATGGACTAACAAGTGCAGTTTTTGCCATGTCCCCAAAGTCTTGATCCATCGCTCTATTTATAGCATCTGTAGTAGGGGCCACTAAACCATTAACAATCTGTCTTTCATTTGCAGTAATTTCTGCTGCTATTTTTAGCGGATTCTTAGTTAGATCTTCTCCGTTTGGACCGACTATTCTTTCTAAATATCCAATTATTTGTGCAGAAATTTCTGGTTGACCCAATTGCTGTGCAAGTCCTGCAGCAATTTGTTTTGCTTGACTAAAATCGACCGCGCCCTGCATCATCATGCTTGCAAGTTTGTTTGCAAAGTTTTCTGCAGACTGAGTTCCACCCTCTCTTTCTAGAGATATAGTGAATTGTTTTGCCATTTCTTGACCAACTTCTGAGCCAATAAATTCCATTCCAGCAGCGATATCCTTTGGCATTACCCCAGCCTGCTTTGCGGTATCAATAACTTGCTGTCTTTGAATTAATGATTCATTTCCAAAGTATTCTGCAACCTTGCTTACTTCTGCAGCAGACATTGTAAGAGAATCTGCAAAATCTTGTGCCCTAGCACGAACGTCATTCATTTGATTATTTAGGAACCATAGACCTCCACCTACCGCAGCAAATGCAGCAATTGTAATTCCTACTGGATTCATCATCATTGGAAGAAGTCCTGCTACAGCATCCATTCCAAAAGCAACGGGCATTAATGAATTGGCTACCTCTCCCAATTGCCCTCCCATAAATGATCCAGCAATAGTTAGGCCAGTAAATGCTGCAGACGCTCCAAAAAGTTTACCGCTTAGTCCTCTAACTCTATCTCCCAAGCCTTTTGTTTGCTTTGTTGTATTCTTAGTTTCTGCTTCTTGATCTGCTAATGCTGCTGCTAGTGCTGCTGATTCATTGTCTACCATTGCCCCCGCTGGAATAAATGCGCCAGTAGTAGCAATGCTTGGACGCATTGTGGCACCAGCCTGAGTTTTTGTTACTTGAAGATTAGTATTTTTCCTTGTTGCAGCCTCATTCAACGAATCTGCTGTTGTGGATTCCTTTACTTGAAGAGTATGCTTTTGAGTGGCATCAGTATTTTGACGGATTGCAAAATTATTTTTTCTTCTTGCATCTACTGCATCTCTATTTGCAGCAATAAGATCATCATCGCTAAATAGTGCCATTTGCTCTGGTTGACCAAGATTTGGGGTGAGTGCGTCATCAAACAGTTCTAGTTGTCCTTGTTTTGCTGCGTCTGCAACACCACTAGTTGCTGTACGGCCCATATTTTCTCCAGCGGCTCTTACCTCGCTAGCAGACTCGTTCATTCCTTGAACTAGTCCTTGTCCTACATCCTTGCCAACTGCTCTTGTTGCATCTGATGGAGAGTTAGTTTGTGCTCCTGTGGCTACAGCACCAGTTGCTTCCATGCCCATTTGTTGCGCTCTTTGCATGACCGCACCCGATGAGAGCAATGCTGATAATGATATTCCTGGTGAAGTGACTCCCCTAAATCTTTCTCCACCAATCTTAATTCTTGATCCACTTGACGTTGTTACATAACTCTTACTTGACTGTTTCCCAGTTGAAGAGGTGTAGGGAGTTACGGTCAGACCTCTTGCTCTTGCCTGCTCCTTATTTAGGTTAACCCTGACTTCTTTTACTGTTGAAGCAAGTCTGTCAAATTCTGTGATTACTGATGTTTGTGCGGAGAATTGTCTCTTAGAATGCTCATATGCCTGCTTAACCGTTGTATCTGTAACTCTGGCACTTTCGTCTAGATTTGCAATATACGTTCTCATATGGTTATCTAGTTGAGTTAGATCGCCCCCTACATCTTCCATCTTCAAGCCTGCATATCTAACAGAGTCTGACCATCTTGAGACACCTCTTTCATCCCAATCTTTTAAGAATGCTTCTTTAGTAACGCCACCCTTTTGTTCTGGTAGTGAACGATTAATATTTCCAGCGGCTTTAAATCCTAGAGTTCTATAAAGATTTACTGCTACATCATTGCCAAATGTTCTTGCAACATCTGACAGTCTTGATTTTATTGCTTGGCTAAATGATCCTGCAAATTCATCAGTATTCAATAGTCTCATAAGTTCGCCTATTGGCATGGTTGCATAATCGCCAACATGTGCAAACTCCCCACCCACTCCGCCGCCTTTTGCAAATCCCTGTGTTGTTCCTGCATTCATTGATTGAAGAATTGGGCCAAATTGCTGTGTGGCTTCCTTTGTCATTACAAATTCGCCAGGAGTTAGTAGGGCGGGAACAGAATCGGTATTACCTGTGCCTGGAATTACGCCACCCATTGCTCTACGAACTATTCTTGCTCCACCTGCCATAACTGGTGCTGGAAATGCTCTTGGCATAGATGCTGCTGCTGCCCTTGCTGCTCCTGCCAAGTTTCCATAAGCACCTATAAGAGAATTTACTGCTCCCTCTTGCATAAGAAGGCTTGATGTAAGTGCTCCAGAACTTCCATCTAATGCGCCCATTGCTGCTGCTGCATCTAAAGCAGCATTTGATTGATATTGAAAAGACTGAGTGCTTCCAGTTAAAGCACCAACGAGGCTTCTGATTCCACCGCGTAGAGCAAGAATAAATTTAAGACCATTTCCTATACCATTAGCAATAAGGCCGATGCCCATAAGTACAGCAGGGGCAATAAGGCCAATAGCACCAACAATGCCAGCGATTACAGCCTTTACTGTATCTGGAAGTTCATTAAATTTATTGGCAATATTTGAAACAACGTCAATAATTGGGGTCATAACCCTGAGGAACATTTCTCCGATTGGAGCGATTGCTATCTTTAATCTTTCTACCGCTCCAAGGAACTTGTTGGTTACTGATTCAGAAACCACAGCAAGTTCTTTTTCTGATAGAGCGGCAAGATCTTCAACTGCCATACCAGCCAATTCCATGGATCTTGCAGCCTGAGAGCCATCTTTTGCAATATTTCTAAATAATGCGCCCAATCTTGCGTACTGGTATTTTCCAAAGGTTGCCTCTAATGCCTGTTGTCTTTCAAATTCGCTTAGGGCATTGAGCGCTTGTCCAAAGGCCATTACGGTTCCCATTAGGTCACCCCGATTGGTCTCAACAATAGACTTAATGTTGATTCCCATTTCCTTTAGGGTTTCAGATGCTCTTGCAGTTGGGTTAATCAATGATGCTAGACCAGATTTCAATGCGTTTGCACCCTGTTCTGCGCTTACGCCACCTTCTCGCAAAGCAGTCATAAATACAGCAAGATCTTGAACATCTCCACCCAAGCCCTTGATAACTGGGGCAACTCTTGGAACTGCCCTAGCCATATCTTCAAGTGTAAGAACAGTTTGGTTTTCTACTGCGTTAAGAAAGTCGATAGTTTCTGCAAGTTCTTGAGAATTAAGAAGAAATGCAGTTTGAAAAGAAATAGTTGCATCTAGCGCAGTTTGATAATCAGTTTGGCCCAATGTTGCAAGTCTAAGAGTTTGTTCTGTAGCAGCAAGAAGTTCTTCGTTTTGTGCGCCAGTTGCAGCAGCGCGTGCGCCAATATCAATAACGTCATTTACTGCCAAACCGTATTTGGTATATTCTTGACCAAGTTGCTGAATGGCCTGAAGATTCTTTTGAGTTTCTGCAGTAGAAGTGTCCATTTCTCCATAGACTCTTCTAAAAGCAATAGCAGATTTGTCAAGGTCCATAAAGAATTTGGCAGCAGCGCCAGCAGCGATAGTGAGTGGGACAGTAAAGCCAACCATAAGTTGGCGACCAGCCCATTGAGTATTTTTACCCCAGTTGACTAGGCCAGTTGTGCCTTGCTGCAAAGCCCTGTTAAAGAGTTGCTGGCGCTGTTCTGCTAGCGCAATATCAGTTGCATATCCTGCAGCAAGGGTTTTTGGCTGAATGGCAAGCATTCTCTGCATACCATTAATATCTTTGCCAAGAGACACATATCTTGTCTGAAGCCTTTTGACTCTTTCTTCCGCGAGGCCAGCCATTTGTGCTTGTTCAACACCCAGGCTACGGAATGACTTGGTAAGCCCTGGCATTTGTGATGCAGCATATCTAAAATATTGTCTAGAAGAAAGTGTTCCTTTGTCAAATGCGGTGGCAAGAGAATCAAGATTGCCACTCATTGTTCTAATAGAGGTGTTAAAGTTTCCTGTTGCCTCTATTTGTGCTTGTAGAGAAGAAACCATTCCTCTCTGAACCTGCATAGCAGCAGCATTGCTACGAGCAACGCTATTGTTAAAGTTTGAGATCTGAGATTCTAGTGCTCTAAGTTGTGCAAGGGCAGATGAAGCATTGATATCAATATTTATATTAGCGTTTACATCAGCCACAAGTTAGCACCTCTATATTATTATACACTAAGCAAAGGGATTTTTAGGCTCATTAGCCTTTAAATCTGTGTACTCCAGCCCAGCGCCTATACCAAAACCTGCCTTAGCAGCATTTTGTCCTTGTAAGGATAGTATGTCGCCGCTATCGGATGACTGGCCTCCACTAAATACTCTAGCCTTAAGATCTTCCCATTCTTTTTGCCCTTTTGCTCCTCCAGAAGTTTCATCAAGGTTTATTCCTTGAATTGCCGCCATGAATTTTTTTTCTTCATGATCATTTTTTCTTTTTGCTTCTAAAGTTGCAATAAGTTCTGGCATTGAAAGACTGTCTTCTAATTCTTGATAATCTTTCCAGATGCCAAGAAGGAATACCTCAGACTCTAGGATGGCGAGGTCTAGATCCGACCACTTTGCCCCGCCATCATCAGATTTGGGTCATCGAATTTAATCCCTGCTGCTACCTCAATAACCTTGTAAACGTTGGGAAGGTCAAGTTCATCTTCTAGAAGATCACGATCTTCTGCAAGATCTGGAGCATATTGCTTCATTGCAATCTGTACACAGTCAAGAAGAAGATCCATTGACTTAGTATTGTCTGTTGCTACTTCAGAAATTCCATCGAACTTTGACATAAATTCTCTGAGAAGTGAAATCTTGAGTGGTCTAAGACCGACCTTCTTTCCACTAATAAGTTCAATACTTGCTGTTTCTACTACTTTTGTTGCCAATTTTTGTTCCTCCTTGTAATAGGCAAATAAATTATAGCACGACAAAGGCCCCGCCGTAAAGACGGGGCCAATGCCTATTAAGTTTTTATTTAATTATCATGAAGTTGGAACTAGACGATCAACGATCTTTCCGTATGAACCGTTGTTTGCTGGAAGCAAACGGAAAGAAACTTCGAACATGGAAGGTTCGTCGCGCTTTGCGGAAACGGTAACATTTTCGATTGAAAGTGCG